TGCAGCGTCGTCTCGCCTCGTCGCCTGCCGCAATCTACCAGTCTCTGAAGCGCAGACGAGAGAGGTTGGAAGCTGAGCTGGCCGAAGCAAGGCTGGCTCGCAAGGGTGGTCGCGCCGACTTCCACGAGCCGAGCGTCCCGGATGAAGTGCTCAAGAACATCGACGAATACGGCCAGGACGAGGTCGATGAGCTCGAGGATCTGATCTCGACCGGCGCCACGACAGCAGAGACAGTGGAACAGCTCGAGATCGAGGTCCAGACCCTCAAGGGACTGGAGATCATGGCGCTCGACGTCCTTCGCTCGGGTAAGGATACCAAGTGGACCCAGCTCGATCGCATCCTCGACGATGAGCTGATGGTCGACAGCGATGGAAACCGCCGCAAACTGATCATCTTCACCGAGCCCAAGGATACCTTGCACTACCTGCTGGAAAAGGTGCGTGCGCGCCTCGGAAAGCCGGGAGCCGTCGAAGTCATCCATGGGGGCGTCACCCGGGAGGAGAGGCGCAAGGTCGTCGAACGCTTCATGCAGGATCGGGATATGCTGGTCCTGATCGCGAACGATGCCGCTGGCGAAGGCGTGAACCTTCAGCGCGGCCACCTGATGGTCAACTACGACCTGCCTTGGAACCCGAACAAGATCGAGCAACGGTTCGGCCGCATTCACCGGATCGGTCAGACCGAGGTCTGCCATCTCTGGAACCTCGTCGCCGCTGATACCCGTGAAGGCGAGGTCTATGCTCGTCTCCTCGAGAAGCTTGAGGCGGCGCGGGAAGCCCTCGGCGGCCGCGTCTACGACGTGCTGGGCGAGCTGTTCGAAGGAACGGCGCTGCGCGATCTGCTGGTGGAAGCCATCCAGTACGGTGAGCAGGAGGACGTGAAGGCGAGGCTGTTTCAGGCGGTTGACGGCGCGGTCGATCAGCAACACCTCCTCCAGCTTCTGGAGCGCCGAGCCCTCACGAACGACACCATGCCCGCCGCCCGCGTGCACGAGCTGCGGATCGAGATGGAGCGGGCCGAGGCGCAGCGTCTCCAGCCGCATCATATCCAGAGCTTCTTCGTCGAGGCGTTCAAGCACCTCGGCGGCCAGATCAAGCGTCGTGAGGAAGGCCGATGGGAGATCACCCACGTCCCGCTCAGCATCCGCGAGCGGGATCGCCAGGTCGGCACCGGCGCGCCGATCCAGAAGAAGTATGAACGGATCTGCTTCGAGAAGAACAAGATCAACCAGCAACCCGTCGCGGCCTTTGTCTGCCCGGGCCATCCGCTGCTGGAGGCGGTGATCAGCCTTGTGCGAGAGCAATACGATCACCTCATGAAGCGCGGAGCGATCCTGGTCGACGACACGGATCCGGGCGAGGAGATCGCCGCAATTTTTCTTCTGGAGCACAGCGTTCAGGACGGCCGGCCCACGGCCGCTGGCAGGTCCCACATCGTCTCTGAGCGTCTCCAGTTCGCCGCGATCGACCGGAATGGCGCCGCGACCAACGCCGGCATCGCACCCCACCTGAACCTGCGCCCGGCGCGCCCCGAAGAGGTGGCGCGCGTCGAGGATCTGCTGCAGGCCGACTGGTTGCGGACGGACCTCGAAAAGACCGCCGTCCGCTTCGCCACCGTCGAACTCGCCCAGAAGCACGTCGCGGAGGTCAAGGCGCGCCGCATCCCCGAAATCGACAAGGTCGAGCAGGAAGTGAAGGCGCGGCTCAAGAAGGAGATCAACTACTGGGACTCGCGCGCCTTCGAACTGAAGGAGGAAGAGCGCGCCGGCAAGAAGACCCGCCTCAACTGGCAGAACGCGCAGCGACGGGCCGAGGAGCTGGCCGAGCGCCTGAAGCGCCGATTGGAAGCGCTCGACCAGGAGCGCTTCATCTCGGCCCAGCCTCCGCGAGTGCGCGGCGGCATGGTTGTCATTCCGCGCGGCCTCCTGATTTCCCGCGCGCCAGCGGACGAACTCGCGGCGACCGCGAACGGATTTTCCGAGGATCCGGTCGCCCGGCGCAAGATCGAGATCGCGGCGATGGACGCGGTCATGGCCGTCGAGCGCGCGTTGGGGAACGCACCCACCGACGTCTCCGCTCAGAAGGTCGGCTACGATATCGCCTCCTACGACCCCAAGGCGAACCATCTGCGCTTCATCGAGGTCAAAGGCCGCATCGACGGGGCCGACACTGTGATGATCACGCGGCAGGAGGTCATCACCTCGCTGCACGAGCCCGACAAGTTCATCCTGGCCGTCGTCCAGGTCGAGAACGGCTTCGCCACTGCGCCGCGATATGTCCGCGGCGCGCTCGACACGCGCGAGCCGCCCTTCGAGCACAACGCCATTCAGTTCAGCATCAAGAGCCTGCTCGAGCGGGCGGAGGTTCCGCGATGAAGGATTTCGCCATTCTGGCCCCTGTTCCTCTGGAGCATCTCGAGTCCGGTCAGGGCATCGCGGCCGAGAAAGGCTTCGTGGCGTTCGGCTCTCGAAAGTTCGAACTCTTTCGCGACATCGATCAGCGCCGCGAAGGCGAACCGGTGCCGGTCGTGATCTATCCCTCGCACGAGGACGACCCAGCCAAGGTTACATCGATGGTGTCTTGGGTCGGCTGGTATGTCGGCAGCGAGGAAACGCACAACGGCCGGCATTCGCTGGGGATGGAGCATCGACCGCCGACCACGGGCCAGTATTCCACAGACAACAAGGGCCACTGGGCCGTATTCTGGCACGTCCGGCAGCTCACGCCGCTTGCCGCCGCAGATCGTTTTCCAATCTCGAAATTGCAGACCATCAAGGGCGGTTGGCGCAAGAACGCTCCGCCACGTGGGCCCGAGCTCGTCGCTGTGCCCACCTTCATTGAATTCCCGGAGTAAGCCGTGTCCCAGACCTATAAGAAGAAACTCATCGAAGTCGCCATCCCGCTCGAGGCGATCAACGCGGCCTCGGCGCGGGAGAAGTCGATCCGGCATGGGCATCCCTCGACCCTGCACCTGTGGTGGGCACGGCGGCCGTTGGCGGCGTGTCGGGCGGTGCTGTTCGCGCAGCTGGTGGACGATCCCTCGTCCTGCGTCGATGAGCTGATGGCCGATCCGAAACTGCGCGCGCGGGCCGAGGCGGAGCTGCCCGGGCGAGTGGCAGCCTGGGAGAAGAGCAAGGCGTCGGCGCAGGGGGCGGTGGCGAATGCGCCGGAGCCGACGCTGGAGGATGTGGCGGTCGAGATCGAGCGCAAGCGGCTCTTCGCCATCATCGAGGACCTGGTGAAGTGGGAGAACTCGACCAACGAGGAGGTGCTGGAGCGCGCGCGGGCGGAGATCCGGCGCAGCTGCGGCGGCGTGCTGCCCCCGGTCTATGACCCGTTCTCGGGCGGCGGGTCGATCCCGCTCGAGGCGCAGCGGCTGGGCCTGCCCGCCTATGGGTCCGACCTGAACCCGGTGGCGGTAATGATCGGCAAGGCGATGATCGAGATCCCGCCGAAGTTCAAGGACATGCCCCCCATCCACCCCGGCATCAAGGAACGATCGTTCTACCGCAACGCCGAAGGGCTGGCCGAGGACGTGAAATACTACGGCAACTGGGTGCGCGAGAAGGCCTGGGAGCGCATCGGGCATCTTTACCCGCAGGTAGACCTGCCGAAAGAATACGGCGGCGGCAAGGCGACTGCCGTGGCTTGGCTCTGGACGCGCACTGTCCCCTCCCCGAATCCAGCACTTTCTGGCGCACACGTTCCTCTGATGAAATCGTCTTGGATTTCCGCGGTGAAAGGCAAAGAGGCATGGGTCGAAACTGTCGTGGACCGGGCGACCAATGAGTTTTCGTTCAAAGTCCATACGAGCGGAAAGCCGAAAATCGACGGGACCGTCAAGCGAACTGCAGCAATTTGCGCGATTTCTGGAGAGACTATTCCCCTAAGTTATATTCAACAGCAGGGGCGAAACAAGAAACTTGGAAATAGAATGCTCTCTATCGTCTGCGAAACGGGCTCTGGGAAGATCTTCGTTTCGCCAGATGAGACGCAAGAAGATACAGCTTTTTCCGCGAATAGTAGGCCTGAAACTGATACCCCCATCGATCACTGGCGTAGCTGCACAAATTGCGTGGTTTATGGATACGATACCTTTCAAAGCCTTTTCACCGCTCGACAGCTGGCTGCACTGCGGACGTTTTCCGACCTTGTCACCGAGGCGAGGCAGAAGGCTCTGCAGGACGCGTCACTCGCGAGGATGTCTGACGATGGGCAGACGCTTGAACGGGGCGGAACCAGCGCGACTGCATACGCAGACGCCATCGCTTTGTATTTGGCCATCGGCGTTGATCGCTTGGCAGACCGTTGTGCCTCTGTTTGCGGTTGGGATGTAAGTCGAAATACGATTAGAAACACGTTCGCGAGACAGGCCATCCCTATGGTCTGGGAATACGCAGAAGTGAATCCGTTCTCCGATTCGTCGGGAAACTGGTCTTCTTGTATGGAATGGATTTTCAAGGTTCTTGAGGAACTCAACCCTCACTCTCACGGGCGAATATTTCAAGAAAATGCCGCTGTCGGCTCATCCACAATGCCTGGATATGTAGTGAGTACTGATCCGCCCTACTATGACAACATTCCGTACTCGAATCTGTCCGACTACTTCTACATTTGGCTGCGCCGTAGTCTCGGCACGGTGATGCCCGAGCTCTTTGGAACGCTTGCAGTTCCAAAGGCGGAGGAGCTTGTTGCGAACCAGTTTCGCCACGGCGGCAAGGATAAGGCGGAGGAGTTTTTTCTCTCCGGCATCCGGGATGCAATTACAAGCATGGCACAACAGAGCCTAGCGGAGTACCCATCGACGATCTACTATGCATTCAAGCAGAGCGAAGTGGAGCAGGAAGGCCTTACTTCAAAGGGTTGGGCAACCTTCTTGCAGGCAATAATCGACGCAGGATTTGGAATTGTTGGAACCTGGCCAGTCCGAACAGAGCTGGCAAACAGGATGCGTGGAATAGGCAGCAATGCACTTGCTACCTCAGTTGTCCTCGTTTGCCGAAAGCGGGCTGAGTCCGAGAGTGTGATAACGCGCGCAGAGTTTCTCCGAACCCTAAAACGCGAACTGCCCCCGGCTATCGCTGAGCTTCAGGCCGCCAACATCGCCCCGGCGGACATGCCGCAATCAGCCATCGGCCCCGGCATGGGTGTCTTCTCGCGCTACAAAGCCGTGCTCGAGGCCGACGACAGCCCGATGACGGTCAAAACTGCGCTGCAGCTGATCAATGCCGAGCTCGACGACTATCTCGGCGGCATCCAGGGTGAGTTCGACGCCGACACCCGCTTCGCCATCACCTGGTTCGAGCAGAACGGCTTGGGCAAGGGCGACTTCGGCGCTGCCGACAGCCTCGCCCGCGCTCGGGGGATTGCGGTCGACAGCGTGAAGCATGCCGGGATCGTCGAAAGCGCGGCGGGCAAGGTGCGACTGTTGAAGCGCGACGAGCTCGACCCTGACTGGGCGCCCGAGGAAGACGCGCATCTGACCGTGTGGGAATGCCTGCAGCACCTCGTGCGCCTGCACGAGCGGACGGGCCTGTCACACGACAGCGCGGCGCTGCTGAAGCGCTTCGGGCCCCAGGCTGAGGCAGTGAAGGATCTGGCCTACTGCCTCTACGACATCGCCGCCAACAAGCGGCGCGAGGCGTCCGAGGCCACCGTCTACAACGCCCTGATCGCCGACTGGTCGGAGCTTAGCCAGATGGCCGCCACGGTTTCGCTTGAAGGGCGGAACCGGCAAACGCGATTTGAACTGTAAGGATTCCCTCGATGGCCAAATCTACCCGTCAGCATGTGTTCGAGGGCATGGAGCTTCTGCCCGAGGCGCTGATCCCCTTCGTCGAGAAGCGTCTGGAAAGCTCGCTGCAGGGCCATTGGCAGGTGCAGGTGGTCGAGCGAGTCCGTGGTTTGCGGCCCAACGGCAACGGCCAGGTGAACTGGGACCAGCAAGGACTGCTGCAGGTCATGATGGCCTTCTGGAAGGACGCCTTCGCGATGGTGCTGGGGCATCCGGAGCGATCCTACGTGTCCGAGCTGCTCGAGGTGCGCAACAAGCTCTCGCACAACGAGGCTTTCACCTATGACGACGCCGAGCGCGCGCTTGACACGATGCGGCGGCTGCTGGAATCGGTCAGCGCCAAGGAGACCGCGGAGAAGATCAGCGCCTCGCGCGATACGATCCTGCGCACGAAATATGCCGAGCTGGCCCGGAACGAGGAGCGCAAGAAGACGCAGCGCTCCGACATCTCGGTAGACACGGTGGCCGGGCTGTTGCCGTGGCGCGAAGTGGTCGAGCCGCATCAGGACGTGGCAACGGGCGAGTTCCAGCAGGCCGAGTTCGCCGCCGACCTCGCCAAGGTGCACAACGGCAGCGCGCCGTCGGAATACCGCAATCCGCGCGAGTTCTTCGCCCGGACCTATCTGACCGAGGGGCTCAGCACGCTGCTGGTCGGTGCGGCCAAGCGGCTGGGCGCCGGCGGCGGCGATCCGGTCGTCGAGCTGCAGACGAACTTCGGCGGCGGCAAGACTCACTCGATGCTGGCGCTCTACCACATGGTGAGCGGGACGCCGGTGGAAGATCTGCCGGGGCTCGACCAGCTTCTGTCGCGGAGCGGGCTGGCGGTGCCGGGCAAGATCAACCGCGCCGTGCTGGTGGGCACCTCGCGCGGGCCGCAGGACGTGATCTCGCTGGAGGGCGGCCGGAAGATCCGCACGACCTGGGGCGAGCTGGCCTGGCAGCTGGGCGGCGCCGAGGCGTTCGAGATGCTGGCCGAGAACGACGAGCGTGGGATCGCGCCGGGATCGAACCTGCTGGAGGCGCTGTTCAAGAAGTATTCGCCCGCGCTGATCCTGATCGACGAGTGGGTCGCCTACCTGCGCCAGATCTACAAGGTCGAAGGTCTGCCGTCCGGCTCGTTCGACGCGAACCTATCCTTCGTGCAGTCCCTGACCGAGGCCGTGAAGGCGAGCCCCGGCGTGCTACTGGTCGCCTCGCTGCCCGCCTCGCAGATCGAGGTCGGCGGCGAAGGCGGACAGGAAGCGCTGGCGCGTCTGAAGCAGACATTCAGCCGCGTGGAGTCGTCGTGGCGACCAGCCAGCCAGGAGGAAAGCTACGAGATCGTCCGTCGTCGCCTGTTCAAGGAAATCCCCGGCGACAAGTTTCATCACCGCGACAACACGCTGAAGCAGTTCGCCAAGCTCTACCGCGAGAATGCGAACGACTTCCCGAACGGCTGCTCCGATGAGGATTACCGGCGGAAGCTGGAAAAGGCCTACCCCATCCACCCGGAGTTGTTCGACCAGCTCTATACCAGCTGGGGCTCGCTCGAGAAATTCCAACGCACGCGCGGCGTGCTGCGCCTGATGGCGCAGGTGATACACGAACTGTGGATGGGCAACGATCCCTCGGTGATGATCATGCCCGGCAGCGTCGCGATCAGCTCGGCGCGGGTCGAGCCGGAGCTGCTGCACTACCTCGACTCCAGCTGGCAATCGATCATCGCAGGTGACGTCGATGGCGTGACGTCGACGCCGTACAAGATCGATCAGTCAGCCCCGAACCTGAACCGGTACTCCGCGACCCGTCGCGTTGCACGCGCGGTGTTCATGGGAACGGCCCCGACACACAGTCAGGAGAACAAAGGGCTCGACGACAAGCAGATCAACCTTGGCGTCGTCCAACCCGGCGAACGTCCGGCGATCTTTGGCGACGCCCTGCGCCGCCTCGCAAACCAGGCCAAGTTCATGCACAGCGACCTTGGCCGGTACTGGTACTCGATGTCGGCCAGCCTCAACAGACTGGCCGCCGACCGCGCCGCTCAGTTCGAAGAAGCGCTGGTCCTTCATGAGATCGACAAGGCGCTCGGCGGCTACATCAACGGCGTTGCGGATCGCGGCCACTTCGACACCGTTCAGGTCGCCCCTGGCGGCTCGGCCGATATCCCCGACGAGCCCGGCGGTGTCCGCGCCGTGGTTCTCGGCGTCGCGCATCCTCACACCGGCCGGGACGGATCAGAGGCTCTGGCGGAAGCCAAGGACATCATGATGCAGCGAGGCAGCACGCCTCGCGTTTACCGCAACATGCTGGTTTTCCTTGCCGCCGAACAGCGGCAGCTGGACAATCTGAAGGCGGCCCAGCGTGCGGCTCTGGCATGGGCCGAGATCGTTCGGGAGACCAAGCGTCTCAACCTGACGCAGAGCGACAGTGCTCTCGCCGAAGCCAAGCTGAAAGAGGCAAGCGAGACGCTAAAAACGCGGATGAAGGAAGCCTGGTGCTATCTGATCTACCCGGTCCAGGAGAGCGCCCAATCCGACGTAGAGTGGATGTCAGCCAAGGTTCCGGCGCAGGACGGGCTACTCGCTCGCGCCAGCAAGAAACTGGTCAGCGACCAGGGGATCTGGCCTGAGCTTGGCCCGGACAACCTGAATCGTCAGCTCGAAAAATACATCTGGAATGGTAAACCGCATCTCCATCTCAAGGATCTGTGGGAGTACCTGAACCGCTACACCTATCTCCCCCGGGTGAAGAATAGAGCCGTTCTTTCGAAGGCTGTGCACGCGGCTGTCAGCGGCATGCTGCCGGGGCCCTTCGCCTATGCAGAACGTTGGGACGAGACGAAGGGGAGCTATGTCGGCCTAGCGATTTCCAGTGCCACGAGCGCTCAGGTCGTGATCGATTCTGAATCAGTGATCATCAAGCCGGATGTCGCAGAACAGTACCGGCAAAAGCAAACAGCTGCAGCACCCGCAGAGGGCCCGGCCCCTGCCGTAACCCATGGGCCAGACACGACAACGCAGCCTGCTCCGGGAACGCCTGCCACCGCCCCAACCGAACAAAAGCCTACCCGTTTCCACGGGACGGTGATGATTTCGCCCGAGCGCCCTGCGCGCGACATTCACCAGATCGTGGAAGCCATCATCGAGCAGCTGACGACGTTGCCGGGTGCCGATGTTTCGATCAAGCTCGAGATCGATGCCGAGGTGTCCTCCGGTCTTGACCGAGCAAAGGTTAGGACGCTGGTTGAGAATGCGACGACGCTGGGCTTCATAGACAAGTTGGTGAAATGAAACCCGATCTTCGATCTCGCAGGCATAAAGCGACGAACTAATTTCAGCCGATCTTGCAGCCCCAGAAGGACGTGTGATCGGCGGCGAAGTAGCCGTCCGCGACCCGGAAATACCCCTGCAGCTCGACGGTATCGCCGGCCGCCAGCGGCACCATGGTCTGCAGCCAGATGGCGGTGGCGAGCGAGACATGGGTGGCGGAGATTTCGCCGAGGGAGCCGCGGATTTCGGTGGTGCCGTTCAGCACGAGCCGCCCGCGCATGCGGGCCGTGGCGCTGGCGTTGATCTTGTAGAGCAGCGTCGCCCCGAAGAGGTAGGTGCCGTCCACGGGGGCCACGAAGTGGTTGTTCGCGGCGTCGAAGGCCCCCTGGTCGTTGTAGTCGGTGTTGTTCAGGCCGATCTTCGTCCAGGTCCCGATGCCGACATAGTTGTCGTAGTTGGTGTAAGCCTTGAAGCGAGGCAGCCGGGGCTGGTCGACGATGCCGGTGGCGTTGTCGACGCTGAGCCCGTCGAAGAAGGTGCTGCCGTCGGCGGAGACCGCGAGACGGAAGCGGTCGGAGCCGAAGAGCCCCACCAGCGCCTTGGTCACGAAGCCGGTCTGCAGCGTCAGGCCAAGATCGTCGCCCGCAGCCTCCTTGTTCATGGTGTAGAAGAGATCGCCCGTCCCGCCCTCGGCCACGGTCTTCGCCGTCCAGAGCGCGGCGTTCAGCTTGGCCGAGAACGGGTTCGACCCATCCGCCGTCGTGCCGACGCCCAGCAGCGCAATGTTCTGCAGCGTGTCCGGCGTGGTCCCGATCCAGCCCGCGCCGTCATAGACCAGCAGCAAGCCTTCATCCTCGACCCACGCCCGCCAACCGGTCCGGGGCGGCAAGCGCAGCCAGGCGCCGTCCGTCCAGAGCACGACGTTCAGATCCCAGCCCGCCCAGTCGCCAGACGCGCCCGAGGCGACGATGTAGCGGTCGCCATCGGCCGGAGAACCGGGCGGCGCGGTCAGGTCGCGGTCGAGAACCGAGAGCTGGACGAGTCCGTCGAGGATCCGCAGTGCCTCATTGTGGGTGACGTGCTTCTGGGCCTGCGCCGCGAGGATGTAGGGCAGCAGAAGATGGGTCGTGGCGTCGGACATTGGCGGTCTCCAGAACGAAGAACGCCGCCTGGATGGCAGGCGGCGGATTAATGCGCGGCGAAGAGAGGTGGCGTGCTACCCGCGCTCGGGCGTCTCCGCCGGAATGGCCGACAGAACCGGGTCGGGCTTCGGGGCGTCCCACTTCGCGGTCATCGCGGCCCAGCGATCAATGTCGGCCCGGAAGGCCGGGTCGTCGATCCGCAGATGGAAGGTGTAGAGCCGATCCACGATCTCGCGCATGAGCGCGCGCATCTCGTCGTCATCGATCCGAGAGACCTCGGACCAGGGAATGCGGTTGCCTTCTGCGTCTTGGACGATGACGTCGCTGCCGTCCCCGGTGCGCGAGATGGGCGTCCGGCCTGCATGCAGGGTCTCCAACTGCGTGTTGCGCACGCAGGCCACGGCCATCACTCTGGCAAGCTGGGCTGCAATCCGGTCTTCGTCTTCGGGGCGCATGTCCCGAGCCTACGACGTAGATCGCGCGCCGTGCCAGAGCTCATTGCGCCACATCAGAAGCTCAGCGTGACGGTTTTGGGCGCTCCTCGTCCGATGAGGGTGGAAAGCTGGAAGATGCGGATGTCGAGCGTGTCGCCGGAGCCGAGTAGCGCGCCCCAGTCGGCGGTCTGTTGGGCGGCGGTGTAAGCCGCGCTGGTGGTCGTGCTGGCGAGCACCCGCTTCACGGTGGCGCCGTCGAGGATCTCGACCTCGTAGGCTTCCAGTTCCTCGCCGAGCGGCACTTCCAGCCCGCCCCAGCTGTCGGCCGAGAGCGCGCGGGACCGGCGGGTCCAGCGTATCGTCAGATCGCCGGGCGCACGCGGCTTGCGCCACGGCTGCTCGACATGGGCGACCGAGAACGGCCGCAGCCCCACGCCCTGAGGCGTGAAGAATTGCGCGACATAGGTCTCGTCGCTGACCGAACGGCTGGCCGGGCCGATGCGCCAGTTCCACGGGATCCCAAGGTCGGCCTCGGCGATCGGCAGCGTTGCGAGGCTGTCGTCGAGCACCACGACCCGCGCGCCAGCAGGCGCCGGGTTGCCCATGGCGCCCTCGGTCCCGCGCTGGCCACGCAGGAGCCCGGTCAGACGATATCGACCCGGCGCCAGAAGCTCTGCCACGCCCGCCTGCACGATTTCCCAGACGCCGGGCGCACTCTCGATCGCGAGCGCGTTCGCCCCGCCGAACAGGGTCAGGTCGGTGACGCTCTCCAGCGTGCCGGTCAGCAGATCGACCACCAGCGCATTGCCGAGATCGAAGCGCGACGTGGGGCCCGTGTAGAAGTCCGAGACCAGTGTCCCGATCCGGGCGCGGCTGCCGAACGTCGTGAGTAGCTCGAAGCCATCGGTCGAGGGGCTGCGAAACACCGCCATCTCGCCCGGCCATGGAACCGCGTGCGCGGCGATCAGCGGCCGATGCGCGGGCTGGTCCTCGGTCAGCTGCGGCAGGTCCATCAGCACCGCGTCCGGCGCGCCGAACACGACGGCGCGCGTCAGCGAGGCCGCGCGGGGATCGCCCGGCGGCAGGTCGTAGGTCGCCCGGTCCTGGCGGACCGCCTCGATGCCGCGCGCGTCCGCATCGGCGATGGAGACGAGCCGCAGATCGACCACCCGCCCGTCATGCTCCAACCGGATCGCATCGGCCGGATCGAGCGCCAGGCGCGAGGGCGGCAGACGGAACGCCGCCGTCTCCCGGCCCACCCACGCCTCCATCAGCGCGCGGCGGCAGCGCCGCTCGGCCTCCTCGGGCGGCACCGCCATCGGGAAGGACTCCGAGGCTATGCGCTTGGTGTCCACGGTGATGCGCCGCGCCTCGACGAGGGCCGCGTCGTAATCCTCATCCGCCCGCGCGACCTGCCATTTCAGCGCCTGCGGCAGTTCGGTCTCTTGGCCGCGGGTGAGTTCCAGCACGTCGCCCTCGCGGGCGGCCACCAGATCGTCGGGCGCAAGGGTCGCGACGGAGGCCCTCCCGCGCATGACGAAACGGATCACGCCCTCGGTCTCGACGGCGTCGAAGCCGAAGTGGCGCGACAGCGTGGTGATGGAGGCGCGCGGGCTTTCCAGCGCGGTGATGGCGTAGCCCTCGACCGCACCCCATAACCCGGTGACGTCGATCCCCGCCTCGGGCAGCCCGGCGCGCAGGCAGAGGTGCCGGACCAGTGCGGCCAGCGACACCGCGCCGAGACGGCCGGTCAGCCAGTGGCCGAGCCGCCAGTTCGCGCCGTCCGTCCAGACGTCGGTCAGCGCCGGGAAGAAGGGATAGGGCCGCGCATCCCAGGTCCAGGCGGCGCATTCGGGGACGTGCACCATGCGGCCGCCGTAGACCGAGGACAGCGGGTTGTTCGCAGCCTCTCCCCACCAGAGATACGTCGCCTCGAGATAGGCGCGCTGGATGGCGTCATCGCGCCAGCCCCGCGAGAAATGCGGCGTGAAGCTCTCAGACGACTTCGGATCGAAGAAGACGTTCGGCTGGTTCGTGCCCCGATCGATGGCCGGACAGCCGAGCTCGGTGAACCAGATCGGCTTCGACTCCGGCGCCCACGCCGTCGGCGTTCCGCTCTCCACCCCGCCCGGGCGGTTGTAATGCGGGTTCGACCACCAGCTGCGGAGATCCTTGTAGCGGAAGACCCACGGCTTGGCCGCCGCACCGTCCGTGATGGGCGTGCGGACCTGCGCGGAGCGATCCGCCGCACTGGCGTAGAACCAGTCGAAGCCTTCGCCGCCCGCGATGTTGGCCTGCAGGTAGGCCCGGTCGTAGATGGCGGGCCAGCCCTCCTGCGCATCGGCATGCTCGAAGCCGTCCCGCCAGTCGGAGAGCGGCATGTAGTTGTCGATGGCGACGAAATCGACGTTGCCGTCGGCCCAGAGCGGATCGAGGTGGAAGAACACGTCGCCCGAGCCGTCACCCGGTTGGTGCCCGAAATACTCCGACCAGTCGGCGGCATAGCTGATCGCCGTGCCCGCCCCGAGAATGGCGCGCACGTCGGCGGCTAGATCGCGGAACGCTTGCACCGCAGGATACGCGCTGGCACCAGAGCGTATCGTCGTCAGCCCGCGCATCTCGGTCCCGATCAGGAAGGCGTCGACCCCGCCGGCCGCGGCGCAGAGATGGGCGTAGTGCAGCACCATCCTCCGAAGCCCCCAGTCGTCCGCGCCAGCGGTCCAGGAGACGGTCTCGCCCGAGACGGTGAAATCGGAGGGCGTGGCCGCGCCGAACAGCGCCGCGACCTGGCTTGCGGCCGTAGCGGTCTTGTCCACGGTCCCTGCGAACCCCGCTGCAGGCGAGCAGGTGATCCGCCCCCGCCAGGGAAACGCGGGCTGGCCCGTCTCGGCGGCGTTGTCGGAGTACGGGTTCGGCAGCGTGTTGCCGGGCGGCACATCCATCAGGATGAACGGGTAGAAGGTGACGCGCAGCCCGCGCGCCTTCATCTCCTGGATCGCCTGCACCACCGCGAAGTCGGACGGCGTGCCGCCATAGACGGGGCGGTCCTGGTCGTCCCGGCTGACGAGGAAGGCACCGGCCCGGCTCACGCCATTCACCGACCAGCTGGCGGGCGTGGTGGATTTGGCCGACACCTCGACGCCCGGCCGCACCTTGCAGGAGCCTGCCCGCAGGTCGTCGCCGAACCAGGCGACGACGAGGCTGACGCTCTCGACCGCCGGGGCCATCGCCTGCAGCCGGTCGAGGGCCTCCACCATGTCGGTCGAGTCGGCCAGCGCGTTCAGGTTCTCGGGCACCGTCGCCCCGCCGTCGGTCTTGCGGATCGCCTGCGTCGCATAGGTGAACTCGCCCGAGGCCGGGATCATGGTGACGGCGCGGGTGAGCCCCTCGGCGGTGTCGGGATCGGCAAGCGGGCGGAACACCTCGAAGGACAGCTGCGGCAGGCGGTTGCCATAGGTCGAGAGCGCCAGTTCCTCGAAGACCACATAGGCCGTGCCGCGATAGGCCGGCGTGCTGGCCGCCCCCATTTTCGCGGTGATGAACGGGTCCGCCGTCTGCGTCTCGTCGCCGGGATACCAGCGCCAGGTGACGCCGGAGAGGTCCATCGGCTTGCCGTCGGCCCAGATGCGCCCGATGCCGGTGATCGGGCCCTCGCAGAGCGCCACGGCGAAGCTGGCATAGTAGAGATACTCGGTGGTCTTGACCTTGCCGCCCCCGCCGCCCTTGCCGCCGCCCTGCGTGGTGGTCTTCGTCTCCTCGCGGAAATCTGTCGCCCATATGATGTTGCCGCCCATCCGCATCCGGCCGTAGAGCCGCGGGATGACTGCGCCCTCGGTGGCCGAGGTGATGCGCAGCGTGTCGAGCCGCGCGCCCTCGATGCGCTGCGTGGGCGCCAGAGACGAGATGATCCAGCTGTCCACGACCGAGCCGATGGTGGAGCCGATGAAACCGCCGATAGTCGCGGCGCTCACGCCGAGGATCGCGCCGCCGATGCTGCCGCCAATGGCGGCGCCAGCGGCACCGAGAACGAGGGTGGCCATGGTCGGGGCCTCAGCGTTGCGGGAACAGGAAGGCGAAGGCGATGCGCCGTCGCCAGGATGGGGTAAGCGGTTCCTCGATCACGCCGAGCCGCTCATAGGCGTGGAGAAAGGTGTCGGGGCCGGTAAGGATCCCGACATGCTTGGCGATGGCGCGCGGCCTCATGCGGAACAGCACCAGCGTCCCCGGACCGGCTGCCGCGGGTTCCACTTCAATCATCATGGCGCGCGCGCCCTCGGCCAGAACTTCGCGTGGGCCTGTCTCACCCCAGTCGCGGCTGTAGGGCGGGATCGGGAAAGGCTCGGGGCCGACGACATCGCGCCAGACTCCGCGCGCGAGCCCGAGGCAGTCGCAGCCGACGCCGCGCAGGCTCGCCTGGTCGTGGTACGGCGTGCCGAGCCAGGACCGTGCGATGGCGATGACGCGGGTGGGATCGGCGGAGGTCACAGCACGGACCCTTCGTGGCCGCCGTCTTTCGTGGCGTAGCGGAGAACGGCGTCCTGGCCGGGGATGTGCGGGAAGCCGCCGAAGTTGGCGGTGTTCGCGAACTTCGCCCCGCAGGTCTCCATGCGCTTGTCGCAGCCCGCGCGGATGGTGAAAGCGTCGCCCTCGGCGATGGACCGCACCGGCGCCTCGAGCAGCGTCAGCACCGCGATGCCATCCGTCACGTCATGGCCCAGCACTTCCGTCATACGCCCCGCGTTTGCGCCGCTGGTCCATTCGATGGTGCCGAAGGTGAACCAGCCGGAGGCGAAACCGCCAAGGCCTGAGGCGGTGAAGGCCCTGTCGCGCAGGAGATCGATCACCGCGCCCATCCCCTTGAAGGCCGGATCCTCGAGATCGACGCCACAGCGCGCATCTCCGAGCGCGGCATCGCAGGTCGCCTGAAAGGTCCGCCCGACCGTCTGGCTCAGCACATGGGCGAGCGAGCGGACCTCGGCGACGAAGGCCAGCCGGCCGCGCCGGATCTGACCGATGGCCCCGCGCCGCATCAGCACGCGCTGGCTCGGATCGGCCCAGTTCACCCGCCAGACCTCGACCTCGGCATTGTCCCAGCGGCCGTCGAGAATGTCGGTCTCGGTGATGCGATCCGAGGTCAGCACGCCCTCGGCGTCCTGCGCATCGACCGACAGGTCGGAGCCCGAGCGCACCTCGGAGGCCGTGAGCCCACTCTCGGGCTCGAAGTCTGTCCCGTCGAAGGCGAGCGTCCTGTCGTGATCAGTGAAGCCGAAGGTGACGTCGTCAGCGCGGCTGATCCGCCAGCACCAAGCGAGCGTCGTCGTGCCCTCGTCGAGATGGGCCTGCAGGGCGGGATCGAGGGATTTCATCGGCAGGTTCCCGTCATTCGGTCGTCGAGATCGGCGATCCAGTTCGCCCAGTCCGGCGGAACCTCCGCGACGGTCTCGGCATCTGGCCGGGCGAGCCGCGCCTCGGCATAGGAGGCACAGCCCGCATCACCAGCGCCCGTCGTTACGGCGCAGCCGGTCAGCGGGATCGCCAGCGCCGCGGCCGTCACGAACCGCGTCGCGACCGCGCTCGACACGGCTGTTCTTGTCTTCCGTAGCATCGCGTTCCGCCTCCCGTTTGCCTTCGCGCTTCCCTTCGACGCGGCCCCAAAACCGGCCAAGGACGGCGCCCCCGACGGCGCCGAAAGCCGCAACCAGCCAGATCAGGAGATCAGCCATCGTCCCGCTCCCCGTGCGAGGCGGCGACGCAGAGGGCTGCGACGAAGACCCCGAGGCAGCCGCCCACGACCAGACCTGCGAGAAACTCAAGCATCGCCGCGGAACCCGCGCTCGATCCGGTCGCGCAGGCCGATCAGGCCGAGACCGAGAAACATCAGCCCCGCTGGCGAGGCATCGCCAGAGCCGGCGAGTAGCGCGACGAGCCGGGCCAGTTCCCCGAGCGGCCCGGTGGCGGGCAGCGCGAGGGAGGCGATGCCGGTGAGCATGGCGAGAAGTCCCGCCCACCAGGTGAGCGAGTTGAGGCGAACGTAGCGCATGGGGGTCAGGCCCTCCGGATCAGGGTGGAGAAGAGGGCGGCCAGCCGGGCGAGCCAGCCGGTCGGCGCGTTGGGTGCAGGTTTGATGACCGGCGGCGTCGGCGACGGCCCGCGAGCCAAGGCCAGAGCCTCATCCTCGGTCAGGCGACGGATTGGTCGGGAGAAGTCCACGCGGCCCGCGCGATCCACGGACCAGACCGGGATCGTGCCGCCGGGATAGCGGGCGTGGCGGAACAGGTCGCGCTCGGCTTCGCGGCGCGGAATGATCGAGGCCGGTCGCCGCCAGTTCAGAAACGCGTTGGCGGCTGCAACGCGATTGCCGGCATTGAGGTGCCGGGTCAGCGCAGCCTTCGCGATGCCGCCGGTGTTGTAGTGGAAGCTGACCAGCGCATCGAACTCGTGCGGCGTCAGCGGCACCTTCGCGGCCCGCAGGACGGCGGCCTCGTAAGCAGCCAGGTCGGCGCGGAATACCCGGAACGCCTCACGGATCCCGCCATCGAGATCGGCGGGCATGCCGCGCGGCATGGTGGCCGGATCGGGCGGCCCGGCCGCGGCCGTGTGGCCGATGCCGAAGGTCCAGACCTGTTTCACATCGAGATAGGGCCCGGGCACGAGTCCTTCGTGCCGGACGAGGGCCAGAAGGCCCCGGTCGGTCATGTGCATGGGATTACCGGAGGAGCGAGAGGATCAGGATCAGAGCCGCGACGGCGAGGCCGATGCGCAGGCGATGGGTAAAGGCCGCTCGAGGGTCGGCCGGGTCGCAGCGGAGCGAGCGCGCGAGGCGAAGGATCTCATTCATCGCCGTCGCCTTTGTTGGCGCGGCGCAGGCGGGCCAGCAGCATCTCGATGAAGGCCGGGCCGAAGACGCCGACGAGATAGGCGGCCGAGCCCGCCGCCCCGCCCGCTGGGATCGCCTCGGGCTGGAGCCCCAGCCACGCCGTGATGACGGCCATCGAGAGGCTGCCCATCCCGGCGGCGATCAGACCGCCGAGCAGGATGTGCCGGAGCGCGTCGCGCAGGCGCATCTTCGTGGTCAGCGCATTCGTCGCGCCCCCGAGCGCGCCCCAGGCGGCGAGGATCACTGCAGTGGACGTGGCGAGTTCTTTCAGAACCGCAGCTATGAAGCGGGATTCATCGTTCATCGGCGCAGTTCCAGAAGCGGAATGGAGGTGATCGAGCCGAGCCGCTCAAGGTCGAGCGTCACGTCGAGCACGTCGGAGTCGAAGCGGACCGGCACGTCGAACTCGAAGCCCGCTGTGACGGCGATGCCAGCGCCCGGCGCGGTGCCGAAGGTGACCACGCCGGTGGCGGTGTCGACCGACCAGCCGGAGGGCTGCTCCACGCCGCCGAGCGCGATGCGCACGCTGCCCGTCACCGGCTTCGCGATGGCGCGCGTCCAGGATTGCGCGCCCGAGGCGTAGCGCTTCACCAGCTGGAAGGCGGTCGTCGTGCCATCGCCGGTGCCGATCGCCTGATCGGTCGGCGAAGGTGTGCCAGAGGGAAGGCAGGACTTGTGATCGCCCCAGTCCTTGAACCGGAAGCCATGCAGCCGCCCATTTCGTGCCTCGAAGAAGGCGACGACGGCGGCGAGATCATCGGCGCGGCGGATGCCATAGGCGACGTCGTAGCGGCGGCGCGAGTTGGCCCAGCTGGCGTTGCGCTCCTCGTCGCCCGAGGCGAGCTCGACGATCTGGGTGCGCCGCTCCGGCCCGCCCCGCGCGCCGCGACTGATGTTGTCGGGAAACCGCACCTCGTGAAACGCCATCAAGTCTCTCCATGGTTCGTGCTCTGGCCCCCGCAACCGGTTCCCACTTGCGGGGTCGCACTCACATGCCCCTCCGCCCGAGCGACACGGCCCGGGCGATGTCGGCAGCGACCTGCGTGCGCGACTGCCGGAAGCTTTCGGCGTCGCGGGCCATGATGGTGACGTTGACGCCGCCGCCGGTGCCGTAGTTTTGCGCCTCACGTTGCGACAGAACCCGTTCGCCGCGCTGCAGGATCGCGGGCACCTCGTCATGGCGAAGTCCGGCCATGCCGCCGGAATGCATCCGGGGCGCGGCGGCGAAGGCCATGGCCGGGACCAAGCGTGAGGGCTCCGCCGATCCGACCATCCCGCCCGCATGCAGGACGTTGGCGAAGATGCCGCCCGCGCCGGAAAACACGCCGGAGAGTGCATTGGCGATCGGCCCGAGGATGAACCGCCGCGCCGCCAGCTGAGCGAGATCGGCCAGCAGCGAGGTGACGAGGTCTCGGAAGTTCAGCTTCCCGGTCTTCACGAACTCGCCGACCGCGTTCTCCGCCGACTGGAAAGCCCCGACGAGGCTCTGGCCGATATCCCCGCCGATCTCGCGGGCCTTGCTGGCATAGTCGGAGAGAGCCGCCGTGACCGCCTGCCAGCCGGTGACGGCTGCCTCGGTCGCGGGCTCCGCTGCAGCTGCCGCCGCTCCCGCAGCGGCACCGGCACCCGTCGCGGCACGTCCGGCATCGCCGAGCGCCGTCTCCAGCCGCTCGGCCGCGCCGGTGGCCTCGGTCAGCGCATCCGCACTGGCCTCGTCGGTGCCGCGCACGGCATCGCGCAGCGCCTGCCAGCTTTCCAGTGGCGCGCGGGTCCCTTCCGCCAGATCGCGTGCCGCGCCCCGGTAGACGTTCGCGGACTCGAGCGCCCGGTGCGCCGCTTCGGTCAGACCGAGATCGGGCGCGCTGAGCGGGTTGTCCTCGAAGGCCCGGTCGAACGCCGCCTGCGCTGCGGTGGTTGCGGCGGTCGCCGCGCCCTCGAAGCGGTTCTCGATCTCGCCGAGGTCGAGGTCCGGCACCAGCGAGATGCGGCGCTCCGACCCGAGCGCTTCGAGCCCCTGGTTGATGCCGCCGATGAAGCCGTTGATGCGCGAGACCACGCCGTTCAGCATCGCCTCGACGCCGTCGACCAGGCTGTTGGCCGCCTGGAACGCCAGATCGCCGA